GCGGGCAGATCAGCTTCGACAAGGCCGTCAAGCAGTGGTCGGCCAAGCGCTGAGCAAACTAAAAGCACACGGCGTAACCATGGCCAGAACCTACAAGCGTGATGCCAATGGCCGCTTTTCTGGCTCTGGTGGTGGTGGCAAGAAAGCAGCAAAAGGCGGCAAGGGTGTAAAGGCTGCTGCTGGTGGTCCACCGCCCCCGCCTCCGGGGCTAAGCAAGTCTCAATGGGCCAAGGTCAACAGCAGTGCCAGCAAGCCAAGCAACAAGGTCAGCTCCTCGCCGCGACGGCTAAGCAAAGCTGAATCGGTTGCCGCTTCGGTGATGGGCGACAAGCGCTTTCGCTCTGATCGCCAGCGCATCAATGAAATGGTCAAGCGCGGCGTAAGCCCCAAAACCGACTTTGTTGCATTGGTTGGCAACGTCCGCAGCAAGCGCGGCAAGAAAGGCCCTGGTGAAATGAATTGGCGCTCCAAGCGCTGAGCAAACTAGTCCTAGCGCTGTTGTCCCATGCCCGTTACCGTCACTGCCACTGTTGGAGCGTCGGATGCCAACAGCTACCTGTCGGTTGCTGCTGCAGACTCCATCGCAGCCACCATGCTCTCCACCCTTCAATGGGGCACGGCCACTACGGATGACAAGGGCAAAGCACTGATTGCCGCCACCCGTTACCTCGATCAACTCGACTGGGTTGGCACCAAGACGTCCACCACCCAAGCGCTGCTGTGGCCTCGTGAGGATGCAACCTGCGGTGAGAAGGACTATGCCAACAACGTCATCCCCGACGAGATCAAGTATTCAACCTTTGATCTGGCCGATGCCCTGCTCAATGACACAACCCTGCTCAAGCCATCCAATGCAGGCTTAACCGAGCTGATCCCTGGCATCCCCAACGCGGATCTCAAGAGTGCCCGCGTGGATGTGCTGAGCGTTGACTTCCGCGATGGTGGTGCGCCAGTGGTGCAAAATGCCTTGACCGTGCTACCCCATCTGGTTGGTGTGCTGGGTTGCTTGTGCCTATCCAGCCCGAAAACATCCGTTGGCCAAATCTCAGTGCTGCGCAGTTAGGATGGCTGTGTGGCTAAACGTTCCCGCGATCAGCTCTCCTTACTGTCAGCGTTAGGGCTGCCAGAGGACAAGCTGCGCACGGAAGATCACCTCGCCACACCACTCAGCCGTGAAGAACAGCGGGCCTTTGGCAAGCTCTACGCTGAGAACATTGGTCTGGTCAAATACTTTGCCAACAAGCTGACCCGCAAGTACGGCTATTGCATGGCCACCGAGGACATCAACAGCTGTGTCGATTTTGCTGCCATCAAAGCGTTTCGGGCCTGGAAGCCTGAGCGGGGAAAACTCAGCACGATCCTCTGGAGCTTTGCCCTAGGCGAATGCTTGCACTACCTACGCAGCAGCAACTGGGGCATCAAGGCACCGCATAAGGTGCGCGAGCTGGGCAATGCAGCCCGCAAACTGGTGGATCAAGGCATGACCCCTGAAGCGGTCTGCGCTGAGCTGGGCTGTGACCGCGAGCAGCTGAAGGATGCGTTGGTGGCCACCTCAGGCATCGCGCATGATGTCAAAGGGTTTGATCTGCACTGCTCGCACTATCCAACACCGATGGATTGGTTGGAGCGGCAGGAAGAGTTGGCAATGGCGGCAGGCTAAAATAGGTGGGTCAGCGCAGCGGGAACTGCCTGACCCATGACCAACCTGGAAGGATCAGGCTGATGAGCCGAACTATAGACCTGATGGGCCAGCGCTTTGGATGGCTGACTGTCACGGCACGAGCAAGCAACACGAGCGAAGGCAGGGCTAGATGGTCATGCTTGTGTGATTGCGGCAACGAAAAGACTGTTACAAGCAAACTGCTGCTTGACAAGAAGACCACAAGCTGCGGTTGCTTCAGACGCCAGCGGCAAAGCCAAGTACGCAAGCAAGAACTGCTAGGACGACGCTTTGGGTTGCTTGTAGTAGAAAGCTGCATTGGCCTGACAAGCCACGGCAATTACAGCTGGCTATGCCGATGCGACTGTGGCACCAAGAAAGCCGTCTCTTCTGCTGGGCTGCTTAGCAAAGCTCGGCCTACTAGGAGCTGTGGATGCTTGATTGGCAAGAGCGCAACCAAGCGGACGCTAAAAGACATTGTTGGACAGCGCTACTGGCGCCTGACTTGTATCAGTCGAGTGCCCAGCACTTCCAAAGGCATAGCCAGGTGGCGATTTAAGTGTGATTGCGGCGGTTTTACCGAAGCCAATGGAACCGCTGTGCGCTACGGGGCTATTCAAAGCTGCGGTTGCTTACGAGTAGAAACCAGTCGCAAACGAGCCAAGCAAATTGCCATCAAGCATCTCAAAGCCGACGGGTTTGAAGCCTATGCCGCCGATCCTGAGTACGCCCAGCGGCCTTGCTTCGTTTATTTGGTCGAGCTTGAGGGTGGCTTTCACAAGTTTGGCATTGCTTTCAACGTCAAGTATCGAGGCCGAGGCGAGTACTTAAAAACGGTCTATGAGCGGCAAATGCCTCGCGCAAGCTGCTGGACCGTAGAGCAAATCATGTTGCAGCGCACCCAGGCATTTTGCGTATCTGAGCTGCCCCGTGGCTACAAGTGCCATGGCTACTCAGAGTTTCGGCAAAACCTGCCATTGACCCAAGCGATTCAGGAGATGGCAACCTTCTGCGACCTTGTAGAGGCAAAAGGTTGGACCAAGGTTGCCGCAGAAGCCTTGGCAATCTAAATCAGTATTCTCAAAGCTGATCCATGGCCGGAGCCTACTTTGCGAGTCTTGATGTCCGGCTATGGATCAAGCTCGCCACGACTGCGAGCGCTGCGCCCACCACAACCAGCACCATGACCGAGGTGCTGTCCATGACCAATGCTTCGATTTCGGTCAGCTCGGACACCCAGACGGTGCTGGACTATTCAACTGATTTTGGCTTCTCAAGCCAACTGGTGACTGGAAATTCCTACAGCCTCGGCTGCCAGCTCAATTTGGACCCGACATCAGAAGGCTATTTAACACTTAAGCGGGCTGCTCAAACCTCTGCTAGCAACGTAACTGTGCAGTGGTATCGGGAGCTGCCGCTGGTGGGCACCAGCAACGACAACCCCCAGGTGGATGCCGGTGTTGCGTTCGTTTCCAACTGGTCTGAGAGCTTGGAAGCCGGTTCGGTGGCCAGCGTCAGTTTTGATCTGCTCGGCTATGGCGCACCCAAGAACTACCGCCAGGGTGATCCTGTTGCCACGCTGACCATCACTGATGGCGGCTTGGGTCTGACAGCTCAGACAGGTGTGGCCTTGGTCGGCACCACGCCTGCACAGGGCAACGGCTCTGGCAAGAACGGCACTGTCACCATCACCGTCAACGGTTCGGGCGTCATCCAGTCCGCAACCATTGTGGCTGGTGGCGAGGGTTACAAGGTGGGCGATGTGCTGACCATCACCGATGCCACGGTGTTCGGCAGTGGCGACACGGCACCTGTGCTGACGGTGGCCACGGTCAGCTGAGCAAACTAGACCGGGTGAATGATGGAAGCGGCGGGTGTTGGGCCTGCCGCTTTTTTCTGTCTAGAGGCTGCGGCCTGCAAGACGTGACCACTCAGCACGGAAGAACCGATCTAGCGGTTGGTTGTCGAGTGCTGGTTTAATCCAGTCACGGGCTGGGTAGTTCTTGCCGGGAACACCTTGGAGGATGTAGCCGGCATAGTTGACGCCGCTGTTGCCCCAGGTGAACTTGATCGTGGTGGCATTGAGGCGTTCGCGGCGCTGACTGCGTAGGAACGCTCCGGTGTCCACGATGTCGCGGGGACTGCCCTCGATGGTGCCGTTCTTGCGGTAGGTGGTGCCGGGCCAGGGGAACTGGACGAGCTGGATTTCTTCTTTGAGCTGCTGATCCATGGCCTTGCCGTAGGCCGTCATGATGTTGGCCACGCGCAGCTTGAGCTGGGGAGCGTTCCAGCCGGTGAGCTTGTAGCTGGCTTGTACCTGAACAGCCATCAGCGCTGCCGGTAGCGAACGATCCGCACCCGATCACCAATGACGTTTTGAATGGTGCTGCCAATCAGGCCAGTGGTGCCGTAGGGCGTGCGACTGCCGAGCACCTCACAGGTTTGACTGCCTTGGTCTGAGAAGTTGAGGGTGCCACGGGTGCCGGGTTTGATGCGAGCATCAAGTGCTTGGGGGTTGATGGCATACCCCTCAAAGAAGTCAGCATCCACCTCAATGCCTGGCAGGTCTTCTTTGGATGGTGAACCTTGACGGAGGTACAGGGTGACGGTGATGGCTTCGGTGTTGGCCACGACGTTGCCGGTGTTGGCGTCAGTGGTGGTGCCGGAAGTGGGAACAGTGAAAGAAGCGGTCGCGTTTGCTAGAGCGATCAAAGCGCTGGCCATTTCCTATCCCCTGTGA